ACCTAATAACCATCATTTTATAAATGAACGTCCCATCTTACAAAGTCTGTAAATAGTCAGCACCCCACTAGAGTAGTACCCTCCTTAAATAACAAGGATGCATGTACATTTTAGTATAGGGTTAACATACGCGATCAGGAAAAGCGCGCATTCTGACACACCTCATGTCGATGAGATGATTTCCGGTTGATGAGGGTCAGAGTAGGCATAATCGGCATATATGACCTTATTAACTAAGGACGATTGCCAAAATTGACCCACTCTTAACTTCCCCACCATATTCTCAAATTCGAGATAATCGTCCTCTGTCAAACCATATCTCCTGGTTATAGAGTCGTTAATCACGTGCATAGAGTAGTCGACGTCATTCCTCTCATCGAGAGGAATCCATGAATCCCGAAGGATCTCGAACTTTTCGTTAGAATCGTTCGGACAATATCGACTTCTCAACGCATTGAGAATCCGGTTTTGCGGTTCGTGCTTGAACCCCCTAATGACACCAGAACAAAACCGATCGAAACGCTGATCAATTGTCAAGACGCTGCACTCAGCAGTGGTCAAAGACAACTTTACCGCATCTAGATCGCCTTCGCAGCTACCAAAGCTACGTAAGATGGCGCCAATGTTCACAAAGCACCCAATTTCTCCAGTTTCTGTCACGAATGGAGAATTTTTGAGTACTTGTAAACCTTCTAAGGAATCACATAACTGAACAGTTACCATGTGCCCGCAAACATACCCGGCTGCAACCATAATCCGTGTAAGATCCAACTCTTCATTCTCAGACTTCCTGTCCGCGACCATATAGGCCACGGCTGCAAGAATCGTAGAAGAACTTGTGTTGTTCAAATCGGTGGTATTAGGCAACCCGGAATGTTGTGCTGGACTACCAAATTGGTACTCAACACCACTCTTTCCATCAATTCCTTTCATGAGCATTGGGACGACAGACAAATCCAGATGTGCATCAGCTACTTCAGGCGCAACATTGTTATATAAGCACCAAGTTGTGAAGAAGGACAAGCAATCACAATGCATGTCATTCTTGCTGATATCAGCATTGAAAATGTAAAATCGCCCGCCCACATTCAGCACCCCACCCATATCATCGGATGAGCAAAAGAACACGCAACTGTCAGGTATAGACCTACAGTTCTCGCATGAATTTAAAAAGGCTGAAATAGAAACTTTGTCGGATCGAGTAATGAAATAAAGACTTACATGTAGACCATCTACTTCCCAATGGTGAACACCATCTAAGGATTGTTTCACAATCTTGGGAGCGGATGTACTGATAATGG